GCCATACTAGATGCTAGTAATACTAATGGATATTCATCAATAGCCGGTAAAGAAAGCATAGTTGCTTTGCTGCCATTGGAATCAGTGGTGGTTCTTGCGTGCTCTAGAAAAGCAACGTTAACGTAGTTCTCTATTTCAGCATCAGTAAAGTATTTATACATTGTGCCTGAAACAGTAATGATTGCCCCATCAGCAGGGGCAACGGCTAAAACAACCATACCTGTATGTTCCTCAACAGAAGAGGTACTAGATACGTTAGTGGCCCCAACTTTGATTACTAGGGAAGATCCCTTTACAGGAGCATTTGTTAATTGGTATCGCTTTGTGGCGCCATCACCAACGAAGGTCTCCTCAAAACTACGGCCCATATCGCCTAGTTCAGATCTAAGACGACCAGAAAGCGCTGCGAGTGTTGCCACTGTTACCTCCGGTAATTGTTATAGCAATATAATCTCGTGATTACCGTCATAAGTCAGGACAAACGTTAAGGGCCCTCGTAGACAGGAGGGCGGTTGTCTACGAGGGCGATCTAGATATTAGGCTTTTTAGAGCCTGTCGTACAGGTAACCCTTTTCTTGCAAGTGCTGAGCAACATGCTTAGATACCTTGTACTTCTGTCCGGCTTTAAAGGAATAGTGATTTCCTACGCCGATAGTTACAAAATCTAGGTCTTCAGCGACACGAATAATCTGTGTATCATCTGCAAGACTTACGCCTACGGTTTCAACCTCATCAATAACGGTTGCTACGGCATTTGGATTAGTTAAATCCATGACTTCTGTTTCTAGCTTAGCTGCAGCTTCTGCTGTAGCCATTGAAATTTGACCTGCACGATCTGCAAGTTCTTCTGCGTGTGCTTTGATTTGAGCTTCACGCTGACGTCCTGTGACGTCTGTTACTTTTGCCTTTGACACGATTAGTATTCTCCTATTGTTTGTGTTGGGGGCGGGTATTTTAACTCCCGCCCCCTAACGTTCTTAAATTAGTTGGTTTCTGCCAAAACTACAGACTGGTCAGTGATTAGACCAAGACCGTAAATAGCATACCAAGCAAGCGCATGCTCACGACCGAAGTCAAGAATACCGCCATCGCGGAGCTCAACTGGAAGAGAGATTGCGTGACCGAATGCGTTATCTCCAATGAAGATAGCTGTGTAGCGGTCCTTGTTACCATTACCTGTCTTTGTTGCTGGAGTTGTGTAACCGCCACCTGTTGGGTAAACGATTGAACCTGCAGCAACTGCGGTATCAGCTGAGTAGCCTGAGCCAGCTCCGCCAACAACCTTTTCAATCTGTGTTGTTTCGATGAATACTGTGTCGTATAGACGACCAATTTCACCTAGCATGAAGTTACCTGGAGCTGCGTACTTGGTGACTTCGATAAATTCTGCGTTGTCACGAAGCTTGCGGCTCTGGTGTGGGTGAACGAAAGCTACATAGGTCTCGCCCAACCGTGGGATGTTCTTGGTTGCAAGTGTCTCAACTGCGTCCTTAACGGTTGCGGTTGTAAGATCAAATGCACCTGTAAGAGAAGCACGTGAAGTACCCTTTGTGCCGTAGTCATACCAGTTGTTGACTGCGTTTAGTGATGAGCGGTCATAACCATAGATGACTGATGATGCAGCCATAAGTGTGTCACGAGCCTGTCCATCAAGGTAAAGGGCCATGTTACGGCCAAGAAGACGTGAAGCAGAAGCCATTACGTCATCGAATGATGCGTTCAATAGGAGCTCAGATACAGCAATTGCATAGCCATGCTCTGCAACTGTGATTGAGAACTGTTGAGCGGTTAGAGCGTTAGTTGACATACGGACGCCTTCAACGAGTGAAGATGCAAATCCGAGGTTGTTATAACGCATGAAGTTGATCTGGAGACCAGGTGCAACTCCAAGTTCTGTCTTCTTAACAGCGAACTGTTCGAAGCGAAGAATTGGCATTGACTGGAAAAGGATTTCCTTTGACCAGATGGTCTGAATTGCTTGTGTAAGCTGGCTATTGGAGCCAGAGTACGCTGTAGGTGCTGCGGCTAAATTGCCGGTACCTGTTACGGCTGATGCCATGTCGGTATTACTCCTTAGTTAGATTTGATTAATTCGGTAATTTCTTACCCGAAGATTCCCTTGCCTCGGTCCGATGCGGTTTTACCCAGCAACTTTCCTCGGTATTTTGCGTATTCGGTAACCGACATAGCGGCAATTTGTTCCGCTGTAAACTGATTTTGCTCCATATTAGTGTCCATCGGTCCGGTTGGCGGCGCGGTTACCCGGCTGCCTGTCATTTCTTTACGGGCATTCTGCATTGCAGATTGCGCCGATTCCAGGATCCTTGAGGATCTCTCCCGCAGTCCTGTAATACTTTGTTCTATTTCTTCAGGATTGTTTCCTGAAATAAGATCTACTAGCTCAGGCATGATATTGTCACGCTCTTCTTCTAGGCGGCGATTACGGTACTCAGTGAGTTCCGCATATTGACGCTCACGCTCTAGAAGAGTGAATGCTCGTTCACGCTCTAGGCGTTCTGCTTCCAACTTCTGAGCCCATTCTTGTTCCTTAACTTCGAGAAGTTGACGTACATCCATTTCAGATTCAGCCTTCTTACGGGCCTCTTCTTCAGCTGCAGCTTTTTCAGCTTCCATCTGAGCCAAACGTTCTTCACGTTCTTTTTTGAGGATGTTTAGTTCTTCTTTTAAGGAATCGATTTGCGGATAGAGCTTAGATTTTTCTTGCTCTCTTACTCGCTTTAGATCTTCTTCTGTATAAGCCTTGTCTGTCAAGAGCTCTGTTTTTACTGGTGTTACTTTTGTTTCCGTTGCTACTGGAACGTCTGTCAGGAATGCTTCCTGAGCTTCCGGCGTATCAACGATATTTGTTGTTTCAGCCATGCTTTATCCTTTAGGTTGAGAGGTCGTTGTCCGATTTAATGCCACGATGACCTGCGGATTGTTAGGTGGTAATAGGCTTCCAAACTCTTATGAATTTGTCAGCGTTAATCTAGGATCAAATTTTCTGCTAGCATATCTGTTATGACTAGCTGTAAAATCGACGGATGCCTTAGACCACATAAGGCTCGAGAAATGTGCAGTACGCACTATCACGCCTGGTGGGTTAGACAACCTAGAGTGCCCAATCCTATCAAGACTGGTAGGCCTAGAAACGATATAATCACCTATCGCAGCATGCATAACAGAGTCATGTATGAGCGTGGTCGCGCCTCAGTCCACCAATGTATCACTTGCGAATCCCAAGCCGAAGATTGGACTTGGAATACCACTTGTGAAGAGTTCTTGCTAGGAGTAGGGGCAAAAAATAGACCTAATCTAAACAAGTACTGCCTGCATGTTGAGCACTACGACCCTCGATGCACGGCCTGTCACATGATTTTTGACAAGGTTGCTATTTCTAGCTAACTCTATTCTGGTTTGTCTTCGTCCGGAGTCCTGTTCTTAGGAATGGTCGTTCCATACGCCTTAGTTACCAGATCTACTTGTACCTGCTGGAGTTCTTGAAGTACGCCCTCTTCCATTGGGCTTACCACTCCAGGCTGGCCAGTTGGGCCAGGTCCGATACCTTCCCCAGGTTGAGCTCCTGGAGGCATATTTCCATCTTTTCCTTCTGGAAGCATTCCTGTTAGGGATGCGATGGACGCAGTAATTTGAGTTTGAATTAGCTGTAGGGCTCCGTCCGCCTTGGCGTCACGGATGAGTTCTGCACGAATTTCTTCTAGCTTCTCGTCAGGGAATTCTTCACCAAGCTGACGCAGAGCGCCTTCACGACTTTCTAGTCCAAGCTTCATCTTGGCTTGAATTTCATTCAATACAACAAGCTTATCTAGAGGAAGTGGTGGTGGGAAATGTACTTGAGTTTTAAATGTCTCTGGATCCTGTGGATCAAGAATTGGCAATTGTTCTGGCTTTATTGGGCCGTTGATCTCTGGGTTATAAACAAATACTTCTGGTTCTTTAAAAGCTAGTGTCAATAGAACTAATTCATTTATCTTTTGCATTCCCTCGCCGTATTGAATCATCTTTTGTTGGTAACGATTCATTAACGGCTGGTACTGAATAGAAAGCGCAACACCCGAGGTGTTAGAGATTGGCTGTACTTGACCAAGAGCAGTTTCTGGTACACCAATCATTTCATGCATTGCAGTCTTAATTACCTTTAGGTACTCCATCGCACCTTGAAGGCCTTGTCCGCCTCCTTCTAGGTTAAAGACTTGGGCGTCTTTAGGAAGACCGCCCCAGACCTTCTTCGGACCTTTTTCAAGGGAAGAGGCCTTAGCACCGGTAATAACTGTAACGGGTGCCGCATGGTAGTTGACAATGTCAGCTATATCTGTTGCTACTTCATTATAGTTACGGTTAAGAACAATGATGTCGTGGCAATCAGAAAGTCCCCATGGGGATCCGGACACACGTACGTTTGGAATATGTACTACGGGCACTACGCCAATTGGATTTGGACGAGAGTCAATAATTTCATCGTTGATGTATTCTTCAATACGATCATCGGTAAGAATTTCAGTATAGGTGTATACCTGACGCGTACCTTCTGCAGATGTTCCCCAGAAACGATACTTAAGCTTAAAACGAATTAAACGGGTACGATCATGTGGGTGGAACTCTGGAAAACAAAAAGAAGAGTTAAGAGGAAGAATACGAACACGACCTGGGTGTACTCTGCCAATACTATCTTCGTAGCCTTCTTCATAAGCTACTTTAACAAAGCAATCTCCTGATACTCCGCCTTGTTGTCCCATTTCCCACATAACAGAATGTTTGTCGTTATCAGTTTCCCACACACGCTTTAGTACGTCCGGGATGATTGCTTCTGTTGATGCTGGGCTGCGGAAAGATGCGCCACGACCAAATGTAAAATTAATAATGTAATCTGTAAAAGCTCTGTAATAGTTGTAAACCATTTGAGACTCGCCAATTTCACGGCGGTATGACCAATGGTGGCCTAAATACATTGCCCAGTTGAGAGAGTAACGATTTAATCGTGGGCCATGTACTTCAAACTCTTCATCAGCTAGTTCAACTAGACCTAGCGGTGAAATAGAGATTGTTAAGTCAGATGACGCAGCTCTGTAACTGGGAGGTGAGAAATCAATACCACCAGCCATTATTCACAACTCCCCATCTTAATATTAAATGCCCCTTTTACTTTTCTTCTCGATATTGCTAAGTAAAGACCGCCCAGCCTCGGAGAAGGGGTACGAGGCTGGGTGGCCTATATAGTCTACTGTACTTAGTCTGCTACTTGTGCAGGATTCATGCGTTGGTAGCGTCCACCAGAACGAACAACCTCTTCGATAACTACCTGAGAGTGATCTCCGAAGTTACCTTGTGAAAACTCACCGAGGTAGGTTGGTGCTTCTACCCATGCGGCTGAACCGACATGTGCACGCTGCTTCATTGTTTCTTCAGGATACTTTTCAAACACGTTAACATTGTGGTTTGGACGACCAGCTGGGGTGTCATATCCTTGATCTAGTCCCGTCTGAAAATCATTTGGGACGTCTGTGTCAGTTGCAACGCCTTCTTCAAAGCGAAGTGGGCCACGTTGGCCTGGCATTGCTGCTGCCATCTTTCGTTCATATGTTGCGCCAACTTTCTCAGGGAACTGAGGTGTTGGGGCAATGTTTTCTACTGCCATGATTACTCCTTATGCATAGGGATTGAGGGTCCTCGGGTATAAGTCTCCACCCTTGGATTAGTTTTTAAATGCTAAATTAGGAAAAAAATGGGGATGAACTAACCTCTACTGTAGGCATGACCATGTCCTGTGTCATGGAGCAGGCTATAGCCAAGGAGTCCACAAAATCATCATGGGCATGTGCCTCATCAGGGGCAGAAACCATAAAGTTTGGGCCCTTATATTGAACTTCTGCATCAGTCATCTGTTGATAAAACTTTTTCCAAAGACGCAATCTTCTTGTCTTAGCATGTGCTGGCCAGGAAACCATTTGACGTTGGATTAGGGCTTGGAGGTGCTTCCACCGCTTAGATTGTTCTGTTGGGCTTGAAGTAATAGGAACTACCTCTGCCCTAGGCATTAATATCTTAAGACGTCCGGCTACAGCATCTCCAACTCCGTTGGAGTCTACGCCAATAGCTAGGACATCATAGTTACCTAGAAAATTAACAATCTGGAAGTACTGCTCTTCCCAATCATCTCCTTGAATCTCTAACCAATTAAGAATACGATGATCGTAATACCCAAATTCATCAGGCCTATCCCAATCGACCCACACAACAGTAACAACTGTAGAGTCCATCTTTCTTGCGGGGTCAATTCCGACCACAACTGGGGAACGGTGCCAGCTCTTAACAAGCTCTTGAGATGTATCCCCGAGGTCGTCCATGATGGATGATGTAACGAACATCCCTCTCTCCAGCAACCATTTACAGTTGTATGAGAGTTGGAACTCATCTGAGTCTTCTCCAATTCGGAGCATCTCCTTCTTAATAAATTTTTCATAGTTCGCATTTACCTTTGCTACATCCTTCCAGTCCCATTGAAAATGGTTCTGCTTAGCAGATCTACCTGTTTGACGTCTTTTGTTTAATTGAATAGCCCTATAAAAATTGTTCTTCATAGTGCTAGGTGTTCCGGTCTTAACAATAGTTGCGTTGTAGTACGCACCCATAGGAGCAATAGATTTAGATACCACGAAGTCGTCTGCTTCTTGGCACTCATCTATGATTATTAAGTGAAAAGACTTAGACTCAATCTTTGCACGAGGGTTAGCTGTCATCATCATGAGCGTGCTACCACTGCGCTTAAGCTTAATGTTTCTAATAACTCCAGGACTCTTAGTAGCCATATCATCAATCTCAGGATCACCCAAAACTTCTAAGGCTCGTTCACTAGTAAGACGTGAAACTGTTCTTCCGTAAAGAGTTTCTACCTGTGACTGGATTGGTGCAAACATACCTACCCAAATACCGTCTCCAAACTTACCTAGGAGATCTGGGTACATCTTTGCAAGGCGTGGGAGAATTACCATGAGTGTTGCTACAGTATTAGCAATAGTCTCTGATTTACCTGACTGACGAGAAGCTAGCGCGGTTACTTCTTCACCATCGTTGATTATTACCGACTCTATGATTCTTCTAGCAAGCGGGGCTTGGTATGAGTGCAGCTTGTAGCCAACCAGCATTTCTTGAAACTGCATTATTTTTTCTACTAAAGCTTTTACAAATTCTTTAGATAGTTCATCTAACTCATCCGGTTCTTCTTCAGGAAGCTCTTCTTCCTCTTCTAAAATGAACTCTTCAGGATCTACTTCCTCAAATTGGTCGTCATACTCAAGATCGCTCATTAGCATACCGTTTCGTTAATGTTTCTAGGATTACGTGTAATGCCTCTGCCCCAATACGAGCTTCTTCAAGAGTGTATGGATCTTGAGTTTTTTGCCAAGAAGCTAGGTTTCTGCCTATTGTGTACAGGGCATTCTCCGTCCAAGGAAGTAATTCAGAGGAGGGCAGAGAGTCCACCCGCTTTTCAATCTTAGTGCGCTCTCGTTCAGGATTGTTTTTCTTGAACATCTTCCCCATCTTTTACCCCGTATCGTATGTATTCCCAGTCAGCTTCTTCTTCAAGCAACACTCGTCCTCTGATGGCATTTGTTAATGCCTGACTTTCTTCGAACTGTGCTGTCCACCTACCTATGACTAAAGCTAGTCTAGTAAAAGGTAGTCTAATGGATAAACCTGATCCGCCTCTAAAAGGCTCATCTATTTCTTGTGTTTCTGCCCGTTCCCAAAGTTCTTTAGGCTTTACTGGATAAACCAATGTATGCCAGTAAAACGGTCCAAAGTCTTTTGGATTTGCCACTATTAGTCCTCGCAGTTGTGATCATTTACTTCTGGTTCTCTTAATACCGATTCGCATACTTTACATCTAAACCAACGCATTTGCGTAAAATTATTTTGTGCTGTTCCGCCTACAGGGACGTTTACTCCCCCATCAGGTTGTGGTAAATAATCTGTAACGATGGGAGATGGTTCAAATAGTTCTGGGGGAAATGGCCCTTTAGGCGGATGCGCTGTCTCCGGTACGGGGTGCCCTTGCCTCGTAACGATGCGCTCAATTCTCATTATTCAGCCGGTGTTGATTCAGTTTTCTTTGTAGTTTTCTTAGGTGCTGGTGTTGCTTCAACAACTTCTTCTACTACAACTACGTCTTCGGCTACAGGAGCCTCTACAACAGGCTCTGATGTTTGTGTTGGGACATCTTCTTGTACAGGCTCAATTGGAGCCTCTACTTGCGGTTTTGGTGCATTCCAGGGCGCTGACCACTGTGACATGTGATATTCCTCTCATATAAAGAAATATTATTCTACACGCAGTTGTAGGTTGCTGACACCCTGTAGTTACTGCTAGGGTTTATCCATGCCCAGAGCAATCTGGGCATTCGCACCTCCGTAACAAAAGGGTTGCAGATCGAACTTGGCAGAAAGAGGCCAAGTTGCTCAGTATAGGTGACAGCTATACGAAGTTAGATCTGGCCTTCTAGCCTAGGAGACCGAGTGCAAAGTTATGAAAAATCGCATGTAGCAATGCTGGTCCTATACGGACTACTGCTGGTGGGAGTTCCAAAAGCGTTAGCAGTTGATAATACTGTTAGTGATGGGACTACCGTTACCGTGCAGGTTAAGGACCCCCTAGATAAGTACCGCGGAGCCAAAGAGCTCACTGATACGGAACTTATCGATCTATTGTCTTTAGTTGGTTTTGAGGGTAAATCCCTAAAAACAGCTTGGGCGGTAGTTATGAGGGAATCAAGGGGACACCCAACATCCCGAAACAATACTCCAGCTACTGGGGACGATTCTTACGGCCTATTCCAAATCAATATGATCGGCGGTTTGGGAGATGTACGTAGGGAAAAATTCAATATCGAAAAAAATAGTGACTTATTTGATCCAGTCACCAATGCCAAAGCGGCCTTCTATATGACGGCTCGTGGAACTAATTGGGGATCCTGGGGATTAGGTCCTGATGCTTACGATGGTTCTCCAGAGGAGCCGAGTATCACAAACTGGTTGGATGATTTTCCAACAAAGAAGAAGGCCGGGTAACCCCGGCCTTTTTCATTTACTCTTCTTTCCAGCTCTTCGTTTATTTTCTTTAGCTGTGTTCTTACCATGTTTCAATGGTCGAAGGTTACTCTTACGATCATCGCTATGGTTATTGTTTTTGTGGTCGACATCTGTATCCCGTGAAAGCTTGCCGTGGTCCTTTTCATAGTCGGCTCTAGCTTTATTTTTAGATGTTGTAACCCATTTACCGCCTACTTTTTTCTTGTAGACGTAGATAGGACGACCTCCATTCTGGGCAGAGCCCTTGTAAGGACCAAACTTTTTAACCTCAGACATTAGATAGACCACCATCCTTGTGCGGTTGCTTTACCGGAAGCAATCCACTCCTTATGTAACTTATGAGCTATAGACCAGTCTATTCTATGAGTTGGTTTACCGCACAAAGTACAAATGTCGGTATCCATTTCTTTATAGACATGCGGGCACATTAGCAATCCCATTTACGTAAAGCTAGTGCTTTACGAGTTGGCTTACCATTCTTCTCCATAGGACCAGGCATACCACCCATACGTGCACAGAAAGACTTACGACGTGCTGCTGACTTCTTTGACTTCTTTGCTTGAGATGCAGATACTGGCGGCTTTAGTGTTCCACCTGTCTCACGCTTATATGATGCACGACCCTTGGCATTTAATCCGCCTTCAGGGTTCTTACCCTCTTTACGTTGCCAAGCTGCTGTTTTAGCCATTCTCTGCTCCTTTACATGCACAAGATTCTGTTAGTTTACCGCAAGGTTTACAAGTAAATCGTTCATGCGATTCTACGGATCCAAGATCTTCTAAACGATTTTCATAAGTGTGAACCTGTTTGTAGCTAGCAAAGGGGATTCCGTAGCTTTGCGATGCTTCTACAACTTTAGGGTCATTCCAAGGCCTAGCAGCCTTAGAGGTACGGTCAGATACAGACATTCGGGTAACTCCTCCACGTCCATCTCTAGAACCATAATGAAGTTCTTTTTTACGACCCATTAGTTTTGGTGCTCCCCACTAGCTCCACGACCAGGTTTGGTGTAGCCCTTAAACTTTGGGTTTTCTGGTTGTTTATAAGGAAGTCCTGTTAGGTATTCAGCTGCTTCACGTGCATGAGTACGCAAAGACTTATACTTATCAAACTTCTCAGGTTCTAAAGGAAAATTAGCTACCCTAGCCATTACTAATCCCTCTTTTTAGGAATTTGTAATTTATCTAGAATAGTTCCTTCATTTTCAGCTTCAAAGTCTTTGTTATTTGGTTGTTTTCCAAACTTTGCCTTAGCAGATCCTTGAAGTACCTTAGACTGTTCAGAAATGGGTTGAACACTTCCGGCCATGTAGAACTGGTTGCTTCTTCCAGGCACTATTTCGTGATCTGGGAATAAGCTTAGCTGTTCTGGTTCAGTTGGCTTAGGTGCAGCCTTTGCTGCTCTCATATCCTTCTTTGCCTGCTTCTTTCCACCAGGACGTACAACCATTTCACGACTTGCGCTAGGTTGTTGACTTGCTAGAGCACGCATACCACTAAGTGCTTTTACTTCCTGTGCACCAGTCATATCAGTAGTATCAATCGCAAATTGACGACTCTTAGGTGTTTCTGGTTTCCAGTCACGATCAGTAGGAACAACAGTAGTTTTTGTAACTTCGTCAGCAACTTTTATTTTTGGAGCTACATCCGCCTCAGTAATTGGATTTTTCATGCCTTTACTAGACTCAACAGCTCTAACTGCCCATCCCTCCATAGGACCCTCTACACGCTTGTATTGAGTTGGAGAAACAACTTCAGTTTGACGTTGTGGAACTCCAGTACCAGGGAGGTAATTTTGTACTGGCCTTTTCTTAGGAGGCGCAGTATTAATTGCTGGTTTAGCTTTTGGACCTAGAGGTTGATCTAGAGGTGCAGTACCAAGCAAAACTTTTCCTGTACGAGCTTTAGGAGGATTAGGCTTATTACCTACCGTTTTACCTGGTTTAACTTTATCTACTAGTAAAGGCTCAGTTGTTTCTACGTTAGTTGGTGAAAGACGATAAATTTTGGCTGCTCCAGGAGACTTAGTTCTTTGAGCTTTTGGACGTGAGGTAACTGTAGGGGTTGTGCCCTTAGCAACTTTCCTAATACCAATCTGCTTTTTATCTCTAGGAATACTAGAATTCATTTGTTCAAGAATATCTGTGGTCCTGTTAGCTGATGATTTACGAGAGGTAACAGACATGCCGTGCTCGCTTAACATCTCTGCACGCATGTGATCTACAAGATCAATTCCTTTTGGAGCACCATACTTACGATATACGGTAGTTCCTCCACGTACTTTTACACTGTCCCAACCTTCATGAGAACGGGTAGTAACTACTGCTCCGCTAGCATCTCTACTAACTCGAGCTACTTTACCCTTGGTACGAGTAAATGCTGACGGCATATCAGGATGATTAGCTGCTATAGGAATTAATTCTTTTGTTTCTGGATGCTCCCACATAGCCCCTTCTTTAGGGGTGTGTGTAATTGTACGCTTTGAATCTTCATGCTCTTGAGCAATTTTATGCAAACCGTGTACAAGTGTTGATAAACGCTGACCTGTTGCAGAAGCAGCATTCTTATAAATCTCTTGATCAGAGATTTTAAAGGTATTCATTACCTTAGCAAGGCGATGATGGTGACCACCAAATACAGTTAAGTGTGTAGCTTTTGGATCGTTAGGCTGTACATCGTTTACAACTTTACCAGTGCGAGCTGCTGTTTCTCTATCAGCTTCGTGTAATTTTAGAGCTAAATCTAAGTGTCCTTGCTCTTCTCCGGGAAGTCCCATACCTGACTTAAGACGATCAATAAGATTGATGGCAACATCTGGCTTATCAGTTACGTTTACGGATGCAGCAGTAGCTCCACCTTCTGGACGACTAGGTAGTTTTCCAAAATCAAGAACAGTGGTTTTTGTTGGACGAGCAGTTCCCACATTACGTGCAGCTGCTTTTGCTTCTTGACCTGGAGTAATCTCTTCAATAGTAGGCTTAGGAGTTAGAGGATCTGGATTTACAGAATCATCTTTTACCGCAGCACCAGAAGTAGGGACTCCTTCTAAACGTTTGGCGTTAGCAGCTTCAATTTGTTCAGAAGTCATATCTTTTGATTGAGCAACAATTGCTGCATCAGATGCTTCTGCTTTAGCAGCAATATCTTTTTTAACTACTTCATTCTTAGGAAGTCCACGAGTATCTTTAGCCATTATGCACCAGCCTTAGGTGCACGAGGCTTACGAGTTTTAGGTGCAGTTACCGCAGGTGCACCAGATGATGCATCCGGTGTATCTGGAGAACCAGTGCTACCTTTTGGTTGTGCACCAGAAGTTTTCTTTGCACGTGGCTTACGAGGTGTTTTTCCTGCGCCACCGCCTCCTGGTGGATTAGGTGGATTGCCTCCGTCACCCGCGTCTGAATCTACAGGTGCTGCCCCTTCTGTTTTCTTTCTACCACTCAAACCAGTCTTCTGGAATGCTGGAAGCATGTTGCTATCAAAATTTGAAAGTGGAGACTCTACTTGTAAACCAAAACCGCCACGAGTTCTTTTTCTACCTGCTTTATCTACATACTCTTCTTTAGGATCAGTAAATTTCTTAAATGTTTTAATAGCACGCTTAGCGTTTGCGTCCCCTACGTATACCTTGCCAGCACTTTCTGCTGCTACCTTCTGCTTAATTCTTGTTCCTTGGTGTTCAGTATCAACACCGGCCTTTGCTTGATGCAAATCAAATTGAATTTGTGCCATATCTTTGGCACGAGCTACATCGCCGATTCCTCCGAATAACTTGGAGATCCATCCTCCAGAACCACCTGACTGTGGTCGTACGAAATTTTGTCCATTTGATGGAATTGGCATAATAAGGATCCGTTCCTTTAAGTTGGTTATACGTTCAAAAGTTTAGCAACTGCGCCCTTTTCTGTAAGCGCATTGGCGTTTTTATTGTAGTGATGCATGCAGAAAGTTAAAATACCCGCCTGTAGGGTTACTTTGACAAATGCTCTGGCAGAGCATTGATCACATAGAACCAGCTCCGCCGCCGTCTCCAGATCCTGCTCCAGCGTCTCCAGAAGAGTCATTTCCACCATCCTGACCGAAACCGTTTTGTGCGGTCTCATTTGGGCTTTTATCATTTCCTGGGGCTGTTCCACCCCAATAACCGCCGACACCGTAGTAAAGCGAATACCAAGGAATACCCCCAACAACATACCCACCACCTAGACGTCCAGTAGTTCTATGGTGTTTATGTTTTTTTACCTTGAATTGCTTCTTATCTATGGCCACGGTTAATACTCCCACTATTAGCTTCCGTATAAATGCCAAAGGCCGGGGGATTCCCGGCCTTTGCGCTATTAAGTTGTAAAGCTATTAGGAAGCTGCAGCCCAAGGGGTTACAGTGATAGTAGCTGTTGTGAGAATTGAGTTCGCACCAGCTGCTGTTGACTGTGCCTTGACTGTTCCAGCAACTGCAACTGCAGAACCTGTAATAGAGCTTAGAGCCAATACGGTTGTAGCTGTTCCAGTAACTGTGAATGTATTTGCATTTGCTACAGAATCTACTGTGTAGGTTCCGTTTACAGAAGCATCGATTGAAGACAAAGTTACCTTGTTACCTGCAACATAGCCGTGGCTTGATGCGGTAAGTGTAATTGTTGTGCTTCCAGCTGTACGAGCTGCTGCTGTTACAGTCTTTGCAGAGTTTGTAGCTGCAGAAGCTGTGGTGATGTTAGCTGCTTCGTAACCAGCGTCCTTAAGAGCATCAAGAGCGAGAGCTGTTGTAAGTCCAAGAACGTTTGGTACTGCAATGTAATAAACACCAGAAAGCTTCTCACCAGCAGTGTTAGCAATGAAATCAGGGAATCCTGACCATGCAGTTTCAATATCTGCGTGGTTTCCAAGAGCTGGGTTTAGACGTGCACTTGCAATCTTGCTGTAATGAGTCCATGAAACGTTCTGATCTCCACCAACAGTTGTTGTAATGGTAGGAGTTCCGTCTGCACGCTCATCATTTGGTTGCGGAGCAAAGTTGCCCCATACGTAATCTACGGCGACGTTGCCAGACGAATCTAGCAAGTGACCTGCGTTATTTACTGCCATTTAATTTTTCCTCACTTGATCAATGTGATTGTTCGGTCGAACCCACATATGGTGACAGAAATTAGGCCTCTTGTATGTATGTATGGATCTCGCCACCTGAATAGATGTCATGCTTGCAAGCGATCTCGATTGCTTTCCTTAAAACCTTTTCGGCGGCCTTAGGTGTAGTTATGCGTGAGTAGTTCAAAGCCTCAAGTGCTCCCAATGCTACATCTCCACCACTACCGCCATAGTAAACGCGGCGGGCTTCTCGATCCCAAGAGTAGTCATTAAAGATCGGGTAAAGGATTCCTTTAATAGATACGATTAGGTTAGAGTCTTGCCATGCTGCATCACCATCATCTTTAGCATCGTAACCAGCCTCAATAAAAGCTTTACGCATTGATGGAATAAACTTCTTAGTCATAAACATATCTAAATCTTCATTTGCTCTAGGTTTTGGTGGCTTCCAACCAAATTGGGAAATATTTCCACCACGAGACGCGCCGGAGACTGCTATCAGTACACCACTGTTATTAATAATCTTAGATGTGGCAAGCTCCATATAACGGCCATCTTCATCGGAGGCGCGGGAATCACAACCAATAACGGACCAGCCGTCACCTTGGATTGCAGCAAGCGTTGTCATGACACCCTCTCCTTAGACAAGCAATACTATCGTACTATCTCTCTATACCCAACTGGAACTCTTCTGGCCTTTTCCGGGGGAGACCTGAGTATGTAGTTTTACTCCAAGGATGACCATCTAGGTACATTTCAATAAAATCGTGGGTGGAATCAGAGTTTTTGAGTACATCCCATAGAACTGGGTCTACTCCATCGTATTGGATCATAGAGCCATCACGCATAATGATGACTAGGACCTCCATAGCTTTGTCTACTGTGTAGCAGCACTTCTGAGCTCTGTGTCTTGTCTTTCCTGAGCTCTGTGGCGCCTCTATCCACTCATAGCCTGGTCCACAAGGGTTCCCTGCGTCCATAGAAGAGAGACGAGCTTCCCTGCCTTCTATTGTGCTATTAGGCGTCCCCTCGTCTCCAAAGACCTTCTCACGCCCTCTGAGAGCTAGATTGAGACGTTTGTTCTCCTCGTCCTCTCTAAGACGATTGAGACGAGCTAATTCATTACTACCTCTAGGCATTCCCCGAG